GAATTACTTCAGAAAAGGAAACCAGGACTTACTCAGAAGCGGAAGTGAAAAAGCGAGTGAGCGATGCTCTGGCTGCTGCTGGCAGGACTGCCAAACAATTAACCGAAAAGGAGGCAAGTTTCCAGGCCCGAGAGGAGGCTATCAAGGCAAGGGAAACGGAGATAGCTGAATTTCAAAGGCAAAGAGACGAAGCCGAATTGGAGGAAGCCAGATCTGACCCGGAGAAAATGCAGGAATATCAGTATAAACAAGCTAAAAAGATGGAGATAACCAACTTAGAGGCTCAAAAGGCTGATATTAGAAGGCAGCAAGAAGAGATTAACCGCTCAAAGGCTGAACATGAGGCAGAGATTAAAATTGCTCGTGATACTCTCACGGAAATTAAGCTCTGGCAAATCGGAGCAAAATACGGGATAAGTCACGTAGCACTAAAAGAACTGAACTTGCCTGATGTTGAGCAAGCTGAAAAAGTGGCTAAAGCACTAAGTGCCATGGCGCCGAAACGACCAGCGACAGGCGAAGCTGAAGCTGCTACTGAAAAACCATTCACCCCTGATTCTGGTGTGACATCTGGCACACATGGCGTCTTTTCACCCGATCAGTTTGAGAAACTCTCAATCTCAGAAAAGGCGAAATACCTCTCTAAGAAATAAACCAAAAAGGAGGAACACATGGCAAACACATTTTTGACACCCACTATCATAGCTGATGTGGGATTGCTTGCACTGGAAAACAATTTAGTCTTTGCCAACCTCGTTTATCGGGGTCACGACAAAGAATTTCGCAAAGTTGGCGACACCGCTAAGGTGCGGAAGCCAGCGACATTCACGGCCATAGAGTTTGATGGCGACCTGACTGGTGAGTTTCAGAACATCACTGAAGGCTCAGTTGACGTGAAGCTGGACAAAATCTTCACTGTGCCTTTTGAGATAACTCAGAAGCAAATGAGCCTTGATGTCAAGGAACTGTCTGCACAGGTCATTGAGCCAGCATCTCGGGCGCTTGCTCAAGCCATAGATGCTCTTATAGCAGGTTTGTATGTGGACATTCCCTACTACGTAGATGTGTCTGGCACACCTGCGGTAGGTGACATCTCTGGCGTGAGGAAAAAGCTCCTGAACTACAAAGTCCCTATGGACTTACGGCGTGCTATTGTCTGCCCCGATACCGAAGCCAAATACAACGTCCTGGATGCCTTCCTGCACGCTGAGAAGCGTGGCGATACCGAAATGGTGAAGCAAGGCTCTATGGGCAGGCTCTTCGGGATTGACTGGTTTGTGAGTCAGAACATCAAGACACACGTTATCGGCACTACCGACCTGGCGGGTGCTCTGGCTGCCGATGCTACGGCAGGTGATACTACAATTAACGTGGGGAGTCTGGGAACTGGCACAGTCAACAAGGGCAGTCTCATCACCCTTGAAGGAAGTTCCTATCAGTATGTGGTAACTGCTACCGGCACGATTGTCACCAATGCAATAGCAGCTCTCGCCATTTACCCGGCAATACAGGAAACGGTCGTTTCGACTAAAGTAGTTACCATCCATGCCAGTGACAAGGCGAATCTCGCCTTCCATCCGAACGCTTTTTGTCTGGCAACTGCTCCACTGGTAGAACCGTTGGGTGGCGCTCAGGCTTCGGTCAAGGAATACAAGGGCTTGTCTCTACAGGTTGTCTTCTCCTGGAATCACAACACCATGAAGAACGTAGGCACTATGTCCATACTTTGTGGTGTGAAGACACTGCAACCTGAACTAGCCGTTAGATTCTGCGACGCCTAGTAACACTAATAGCCAGTAAAAAAGAGGGGGAAGGATGCGCAAACTCCTTCCCCTTTTCTTTTGAAGGAAAACAACACAAAGGAGGTGAAAACAAGTGCCTAGCGTAAGTAAAAATCAACAGGCTCTTTTTTGCATTGCCCTGAGCATAAAAAAGGGCGAGACACCAGCGTCCTATAGTGCCCAAGCAGCCAAGATGGCTAAGGAAATGTCCGAAGAGCAATTAAGTGATTACTGTAAAAGCCCGATTGAAGAGTAGGTGAAACTATGGCTAAAAAAACACTTTCGGCTATACGGGACACGGTGAGACAGTTTTTACATGACGAATTCGTTTCTGGCAAGGACTATGACTTCGGCGATGATGAGCTAGACTTGCATATTGCCGAGTGCCTGATGGAAATCTCCCAAAAGAGACCATATCAAGTGAAAGAAACGCTAACCAGTGATGGAACGAAAGAGGTAGACATCAGCGCTATTGAGGACTTGCTTGAAGTAGAGAAGGCGGAATATCCAACTGGCAGTGACCCGCCCAACTACCGAGACGTTAGTGTCTTTGGCGATAAGCTAAGGATAAATGTTGATAACATGCCAATGACAGGCGAACCCGTCTATGTCTACTGTCATAAAGTCCACCAGGTAACCGAAGCCACATCAACACTCAACCCAGAATTAGAGATAGTCCTGGTTAAGGGTGTTGTCGCTATGGCTGCCTTAGCCTGGGTGAATCAAATCCGGGTTGAGATAGGCGAAGCTATTACGACAATAGACTCACTTAATACGGCAATTGGCAATATGGATGCCAGGATTACCCAGGCTATCGCTGACCTCAGTAGTGGGCGTGTCTTCATCGGCAAGAAATCCACAGAGGCAGTGGCGGCAGTAGATGAAATCACGGATAGGGTAACACAGGCGAAGACAGACCTCACAAGTGGTAGAGCAATCATTGGAAACAAGCGAACCCAAGCACTAGCAGCTATAGATAATATGAGCGCTAGAGTTACCCAGGCAATACATGACCTGACTACTGGGCGGGCATTGATAGGCAGTAAGAGAACAGAGGCTATTACTGCTATCGGGAATATGTCGGCACGGATAACCCAGGCAATAACCGATTTGACCAGTGGACGGGCTCTAATTGGAAGCAAAAAGACTGAGGCGATTGCTGCTATAGATGCCATGACTGCTCAGCTAACACAGGCAGTTGATGACCTGACAAGTGGTAGGGCAAAGATAGCCGATGAACGAGTGGCTATGGACACAAGCATAGATAATATGTCGGCTCGTATCACGCAAGCCATGAATGACCTTACGTCTGGCAGAGCACTAATCAACAAGGTCAACATTGGCGGTGCGCCAGAAGACGATTACGCCCGCTATGCCTATGCTGAACTGGGGAACGCTGCTAGATACCTGGAACAGAGCCGGGGTTACTTATCGGAAGCCACGACCTCAGACCGCTATGCCAACTATGCTGCCAGGGATATACAGGCAGCGATGGGATACCTCAGACAAGCTAGAGGATATTTGGCTACTGATACTCCAGCGGGAGAATACATTGCCTCGGCAGCGAGAGAACTACAGACGGCTGCTGTCTATCTGAATCAGGCTAATGGCTATCTTGCCAGCGATAGACCTGCCACAGAATATGCGGGTTATGCAGCTAGAGAACTCAGCAATGCCAATGCCTACCTTGCCCAGGCTAGAGCATATCTGGCAAGCGACACGCCAGTTCCCGAATACGCCAGCTATGCAGCCAGAGAACTTTCTAACGCTAGCGCATATCTAGCTCAAGCCAGGGGATACTTAGCGGTAGACCAGCCAGCCATAGAATACGGGAACTATGCTGCTAGAGAGTTAGCCAACGGGACTGCTTACCTTAATAAAGCTAGTGGCTATTTCCGTAAACTAACGGCGCAACTGAATGTGGCAGCGTCTATCACGAGGTATCAGGCTTGGGCAAACAATCAGTTAATACTTTACCAGACCAGTCTTAGAGATATAAGCAAAAGGAAAATTTGGGAATTCTATTCCCGAAGTTAAAAACAAAGGAGGTAAAACAATGGAGAATCTATTAAAGGACTTTAAGGCAAAGAAGTTTCTTAAAAAGGACAAGGCCAACTGGCACATGAAGGCAAGGTTATCCAAATACCATGAGGACATTGATGCCTTTGCTCACAGAAAGTCCTGGTGGGCAAGGCTCTTGAAGCATGTGCGTTTTCTCTATGACCTGAAGGTAGGGAGGCAAGAGCGCAAATTCTATCGCCTGTTCAAACCCTACGAAGTGATAGAGATGAAGGAAAACTGCCTGCTCAATAGTGGCATCGACGAGATGTGGGATTTAATAACTGGTGTAGTATCCGGGGCTCTCCATATCTACGACAATGCCGCTAGCCAAATTGGTGTAGGGGACTCGGCTACCGCTGCTGCTGCTACTCAAACCGACCTTCAAGCTGCCACCAACAAGACCTACAAGGGCATGGAGGCAGGTTATCCGACTTCTACTGCCCAGAAGGCAAACTTCAAGTCCAGCTTCGGTAGTGCCGATGCTAACTATGTCTGGAACGAGTGGGTGGTGAAGCAGTCTAGCAGTGCTATCTGTCTCAACCGAAAGGTAGAGAGCTTGGGCACTAAAGCGAGTGGCACGTGGACGTTGGAAGTGGAAATTCTGCTCAGCTAAAATACAAGCTTGCTAGACATTCGACTCTTATAGAGTAGCAACA